GTCATCTTCTCTGAAAGTCGTCTGCTGGAACTTCAACATCAGATCAGCGCGCATTTCCATAAAGCATTTATCCTTGAGCGCCTTCTCCTTCAGCGTGAAAGCTGTTCGCCCTTCCTCATACTCTTGAACCAGTCTCGCCTGTCTTTCTTCATCGTTCATGCTCACACCTTCGGCACTTGGTTAGTAATCTCTTTCCTGTACTGCATCTCAAGCTCGTTCAGCTTCGTCAGAATATTGGCGTTAAACTGGCGTTGTTCTTCCTGAAGTGTTCGGTTGAATTGGTTCTGATCCTGTACCAGCTTGGCCATGTCGATTTGTTTCTGTTGTGCGACGGACTGCTCTTTGATCTGCGTTTCCATCAGCTTAGCCTGAGCCCTAATCTGTTCAGCCTCGGCCAGTGGGTTCTTCTGCTCCAGTGCAGTCAATGCCTGGTCAAGTTGAGCCTGTAGCGTCTGGATAGCCTGTTGTGCCATCTCTTCAGGGACTTCAGGATTGTTGAAATATGGCTTGGTATCCTTGAAGCCCAGTGTTCTCATGGCCTCGTTGAGCGTGTTATAGACCTTCGCCCAGTCGGTAATTGGAGCGCCATTGGCCAACAGATCACGTTGAATCTGGTAAATGGTCATGAGTGCAGATGCTTGCTCATCGTCGCTACCTGATCCAAGGCCAATCTCTGTGTCAACCTTGTGGTTATAGCGCCACAATGCAGGATTGACGGTCAAAGGCTTGCCAAGTACCTCAATTTCCATGCGTTCATTCTGGCAATGGCTTACCAACCAGGCTAAGCCCTCGTAAAGCTCACGCCAGCCTGTTTCGGCAAAGTTGCGCGCAATGAGTAGAATTTTCTCTTGCCCTTCGTCTTGAACACCGCTAAATCTGGTCGCTGTTTCGTCCTGCAATCCGTCAGAGTTCAGCCCCTGACTTGCCATTAAGGTCCCTGTTCTCTGTGATCGTGCAAAGTCCATGTACTGAATAACGCCCAAGACCTTGTCAGCGACGAAAGGCGTCTCAAGCGCTGCGACGGCTGTTCTAGGATCGCCCTTAGTTCGGATGATGCCTCGATGCCGATTGGTTAGAACGTCATCAACGTTGGTTTCCTGCGCTGTATTGACCACCACCCGGCCAGTGTTCACCTCGTACGTGTTGTCCAGCACGCCTCGAAGCAGCGTTGATTTAACCTCTTGCGTCTTCGTCGTGACTTCAGCCAGTGATTTACCGATTGCCTTTCTAGGCATGATCACGGAGCTCAGGATGGCATAAGGCACGTGATTGAATGACTCGTTTTCAAATACCGTTCGGCTTGAATAGACGATCTTCCTGCGCTCTGGTATGCCATCCCGGTCATAGTCAATCTTTGGGTACCGATAACTCAGCACAATCAGATCATTGGCCGGGTCGTTGGTCGTCGTGGCGGTTTCGTAGTACGTGCCGCTGAATAAATGCGTGCTTCGTGGCAATGCTTCGACCAATTCAGGGTCATAGCCCTTGGCAATCAGATCACCACGTCTCACAACCTGATCATGCCCAACTATGTCGGCGTCATCCTTATTGATCGCAGTACTTGAGATGCGAAACGAATCAGGATCAACGGGAGACACAACATACTCGCGCTTATAAGTAGTTGTTCTCAGCTTTAAGCTAATGCCGTCCTCGTCGTTTTCCTGCTCTAGCACCTCGTAGTCTGTGTCTTTATCCGCATCTAAATCCATCAACAGCTTGATGAATTCATCCTGGCTGATTCCTTCATATTCCCGTTCCAGAACTTCCTCATCTTCACAATATTCGTATGTGAGAATAGACGCCTGCTTGATCAGCGCCTCTTTCATCCAGCCTGTGTAAAGTCTGTAGCTGTCGTTCTGGTTGCGAATGATCCAGTTAATGTACTCGGTCTTTTCGTCCGCTTCGGCTTTGTCTGCTTTGTTCAACGAGTTGCGCGGCTTAAACTTATGGATCTGCTTGGCACTCATGAACATGCGAACGATTGCAGGCTGTGGCGCTTCAACCACGTCATAAACGTCTGTTGAGATAACCTTCGACCGGCCTCTCTGTTCATTCCACGGCGCGCAGTTGTAGAAGTCCTCATTGTTATCGTTGATCGACTTCAACAGCGTCGCATAGCCTTGAGCGTCGCTATCTGCTGACTCGATTAGATTTAACAGCTCGTCATCTGTCATTTTGTCGGCGCTCATACTCTGTATGCCTCGTATAAATCGGGTAATTCATCCCAGCTTTGCTGCAATGGCGGAAACCATGTGGCCATCATCATTGCGTCTGTCATGTTTGGCGATTTTATTCCTTCGCCCGCCATATCCTGTTTAGACATGACCTGGAATAGTCCATTGTTATTCGGCTTTGCTGGCACTCTACAAGTCTCTGAGCGTAGTTCCTGCATGTTCTCTACGCCGTCACTGTCGATGCTGATCATATCATCAGGGTCGATATACTGGCCCTCTATCACGCATTTATACGTATTGTAGAACCTATCGGCCAGCGTCTTGTAATACTGCGCCCGGTTGTTCTTGAACACTTCTTGATAGGTCAATGCCTGTCCTTTTCCGTTGTCCTGGTACTTTTCTCCAGCCCTGTCCTGCCCTTTGCCGGATAGCGAGCCTTTAAATACGTGTGTCTGGCACTTAGTACCAGTGAACGCCTGATCAACCTGCCGTTTTAGCCCCGCGCCCATGCCGTCACAATCCCATGTAAACCAGTCAGCGCCGTCAGACTTAGCAAGTGCGATAGCCCAATCTGCGCCCTTGTCTATCTCACCGCCTTGCATCTTGCATATCCTGGTGAACACCGAGCCATGCCTTAATGCGTAACCTTTCGCATCGCTGCCTCCGTCACTTGGATCATGGGCCGCAATCTTCAATCCGTTCGGCTTAAATGCGTTCTTCAACCGCTCCAGCTTGTGCGCATCAATAGCAGCATCAAACCATTCGGTCTTGATGATTGACCGATCTACTTCATCGTTAAACTTACCTTCCCATATCCAGTAATACTTAGCTCGTGAGATGTTCTCATAATCCCAAACTCTCAGCGCTTCCTGCTCTGGATTCCACCACGGGTTATCCTTCCAGTTCACCACCGTAATGTAATGAAGCTCATCCTCATAAACGCCGTCACGATTCAGTATTTCCAAATATGGATTAATGAACCGCATCGAGAACGGATCTGCTGAAGATTGCGGGTTAGCAGTAAACCAGCATTGCGCCCCAGGATTACGCAAGATGGTAGGAAGCAGCTTATCCAGTGACGATTGGCTTGCCCTGTGCGCTTCCTCAAACCATGAATACTTGTAGCCCTGCGCCGATTGCATAGCATCCGGGTTTCTGTTCGCGCCTTTGTACGTGGTGCAATTGCCATAAGGTGAAATGATCTTAGAGTTCTGGACATCCCAGCCGGTTAGCTTTAGGCGATCATTGATCGAGCCTTCAAATACCCTGTGAACAGAATCAGAAATAGAGTCCTGGAACTCACGAAGGCAGTAAACATCGCATCTCTCTGTATCCATCTTGAAGATGAGCATGTCACCTATCCCTATGGATTTTCCAGACCCGCGTCCTCCGATGGCCACCTTGATTGGCTGCGGCTTAGTCAGAAATGGCAATAGCTTGTGATTTAGTTTAAGCGTCTTTTGCATCTACCGGCTTCACAGGTTGAATAACCCAGTTCACTTGGTGTTCTGCCTGAATTGCGCCACCACCTTCGCCTGTTATTTCTGCACTCTTCAGATCAGGCAAGTATTTATTCATGACTTTAAGGCGCTGCTCATTAGCTGTACGCAACTGATTGAGTTCATTATTGAATGTCTCAGCAGTAGGGTCTAGCGCTTCAATTTTTTGAATGTTGTCAACAAGATGTTGAGCCGTGCACTTTTCTGAAAGCCATTCTCTAAGTGACTCCTGACGTAGCGCTCTGTTTTCCTGTGCTCTTGTTTTAGCCATACTTCAGAAGCTCGTTATGCCAGCGTGAACAGAGAAGCGCCGAAGTTGATCAGCAATGTCTCAGTGTCTGCCAATGTGATGCTTGATCCATAGTCATACCAAGCAACAAGCGGATCATTCGCTACGGTATCGTCATACACCACCACGTAACGGAATGGCCCGACCGAACCACCTGAAGCTGTTAGCGTCAGATCATTGACTACCAGCGAATAGGTGCCGCTAGACTGCGAGCTTGATGCTGTTGTTAGGTTGCGCGTTGATAGATTCGTATATGTGATCTGCGTGATATCAGTCAGAACACTATTCGTTGCACTCGGAGCGCTGTTTGTGAGTGCGACAACAAATTGATCAGAGGAACAGTTAACGCCCTCCGTCAAATAGTCTACCCACGCTTGAAACTTGTTATACGTTGCCATTTATCACCTCTATTGAACTGTCCAGCTTCCGGCTGCGTTTGATTGTAATGTCCAGGTGCCAGACGCATCACCTTGAACCGACCACTGTCCAGCTGCCTGATTATATGTCAGCGTCGCATCTATTCCCGTGAGAGTGTACGCGCCAACATCACACACCAGAACGCGACTATAAACGAATGTTGCGTCGATGCCTGTTAACGCATAACTACCGACATCACATGCCAGGTTATAGCCATGAACAAGGCCCGCATCTGTTCCAGTCAATGTATAACTGCCAACGTCGCAAACGATAACACGGCTTGCTTTTAGGGCCGCATCTGAGCCTGTTAGTGTGTATGAGCCGACATCACAAGCGAGCGTATAGGTCGTTCCGCCAACTGACTGAAAACCAACGTACATATCCACGCCGGTATAACGTCCAACGGTTGCCGTAGGATAGTCCAGCCGCATGTAAGGCTGAGCAAATCCTATCATTGAGAACCGTTTCTTGGCGGTATCAAGTGCCATTAGGCAAGCTCACCCTTAGTTGCTGTTGTGCCGTCATCGCTTACCGTCGCCGTTCCAATGTTGCCACTATCCGCGTCATTTCTCAGCGTAAACGTAGTCGATGTCATCGTTGACTTGTTTCGAGCCATCGCATACAGCAATCTGATCATGTTAGTCAGTGTCGTGGTTGCGCCTGGTATTGAACCAAGCTCGGCAAACGTGTCTGTATTAAGC